CCCATTTTATAATAGTTAGCCAATCCACTAACTGCGGAAACATCAATAGGCTCTCCACTACCATCCCAAACATCCCCAATAGAAATAGCAGAATCAAAAATAGAAACCTCGTCAATGTTGCCATTAAAATAATTTTGACCATTAAATCTTTCGCCAATATGTAATCCACTGCTTAACATTGTTCCCGTTTGCGTTGGAATTGTTCCTATAAAAGTCAAAGTAATTAAATTACCATTAACATAAAGTTTTAATCTATCGGCATTTGTTGCACCGCTACCATCAAAAACAACCGTTGCATTATACCAAGTATCAGCAGTTAAAGTTCCTGCTGCTGCGATGCCATAAGTAGCAGAAGTATGATTAAATCTAGTAACATTTGCAATCATAGAACCATCTGCGCTGCAATTTAGCTCTAGCCATCCATCTGCATCATCCCACCAAACCCAAACTCCTTGTACAGCAGCTAATGGAGTTTTAAACCAAGAGGAAACACTAAACTCTGTTGCATTTTGTAAATTAGATAAAGAGCCAACATCTACAAAATCATCAACTGCATCAAACTCAAAGCTATAATTAGAAACTTTGTCTTTGTTCTCATTATTAGGCAATAACCATTGTGGAGATTTGTAAGCTCCGTTATCTCCCATTCTGTACCAAGCAATAGGAGAGAGGTCTGTTAAGTCTGTTGGAGTACCACCGTTGTAAATGTCCGATACATTTGAACTTTGGTCTGTGTTCCAAATACTTACCTCGTCAATTAAGCCATTAAAATAACTAGAGTAGCCATTTCCTAAATAAATATCTGTTGCATTTAGTCTACGTGCTAAAGTACCACCATCGTTATAAGTCTGTATAGCAACGCCATTCAGATAATGCGTCCAAACATTAGTAGCAGAATTTCTTACTAATACTACATTTACCCAAGTTCCACTAGAAATTACAGCATCAAATTGGTAAGCGTTGTTAATTAAAACTCTATAACCCGACGCAGTTCCTGCAATTAAGATAAAAGGTATGCCGGATGTCAACCTATCTGCCCATTGAAACATAGATGTATTAGTTGTCTTATTAAACCAAATAGAAACAGTTAAATTTACATCACTACTATTAGCCGGCAATATACCTCCCGTAGTTGTGCCATCCAAAGGAGCAATAACATAATCATCCACTCCATCAAAATCTATTGAATAGGTATTAAGGAAAGGTGCGCCACCTCCTGCGCCTACTACTAAGCCGCTGTTATATCTATATCCATATCCGTACATAGACCTACTTTAAGATTGCTACTACAGAGCCACTAGTTAAAGTTATAGCTGAAAAGTAGTCTCCTTTTTGTGGTGTTATAAGTACTCCTGCTTTTACTCCAGTTGCAGGGGTTGTAATATAATCTGCTAACACATCTGTAGCATCGTCTCCGTTTACTTCTAGTCTAGCTATTACTGTGTCCTCTGCTACATAGTAACTGTCTGCGTTTAACACTTTCTCTGTAGTATCGTTTATTACTACGACTCCGTTAATTGCGATTAATTCTCCTGAATTTGTCATTTTATTTATTTATTATGTTTGTGGTATTTGGCATTCATCGTATGCTAGTGGTTGTTTAAGTTGCATTGTCATAGTCCAACCTGTTAGTGTGTCATCGAATCTTTCGGTAAAGCTACTTATACTTCCAGACTTCTCTATCTTTACAAATTTCCAGTTATCTGTATATAGCTTTTCAAAGTATGCAATAGTATCTAATAAGATTAGTAAGGTATCTGACTTAACCTCTGTTTCAACCGTTCCTTCATTTGCCTTATCCATGACAAGAATGTTAAAACCGTTTGTAATAAAACCATCTCCAATACTAGCAGGGCTGTCTTGTACAAACAACATTGGATAATTTAATTCTGCTAAAGTCTCCTTTTGCACAATTTCCCAGAGGTCTCCGTTACCAAACTCATTTATTTGTTTGTGAGCTGTTGCAAAGTCTCGAAACTCTTTTATTATTTGGTTGTAGGTTATTTTCATTTACAAACTTTTTTAGCTTCTTATCTACTATGCTAAATTTTTTAACTTTATTTTTTGCCATGTTTTAATCATTACAACAATCTCTAAGGTAATCAAAGCCTGTACCTCTATTTTTGCCATTACCCAAATATAAACCACCAGTAAAAGCAGAGTTAGCAGGGTATATGTCATCGCTTTCTGAGTTACTTGTATATAAAGGGAATAGTGTATGGTTAGCTACTAGGTAATTTATTATGTCCTCTGCAAACATCTCCGCCTTATCTCTCCATCTGTTTAACAAATGGTTCAAGTCATCGAATGAGGTTACTTGGCTATTCTCTGAGTTCTGCTGAACTACTCCCTTGTTTCTGTACTTGTAAGCTAGTATCGGTGTCATCTCGAAAACTAAGTATTTAAGTAAGCATGGAGCTATATATGTATTAACTAATATTAAATCGTTTCCTGCTAGTGTTCCTGCGCCTGCTTTAGCTATAATGTCATCGAATAAGTTAGTGCCTAGAATCGGTTTTATATACTCGCGCTGCGCAGTCCAAAGTGCATCCACCATAAGGCGTTCATCGACATTATCGTCAAGAATACTATTTGATTTCACGTATTCCATATCTATTAGTAAAGTTCTAGCCATTTTGTTTTTCTTTTACTTCCCTTCTTATTGCTTTTGCTCTTTTACTGTGTGGTCGCATTATAATAAATTCTATATCTTCTTTTAATTCCTCCGCTGCTTTCTGTGCTGCTTCCTTTTTAAATTTTAATCTTTGGTAACTACTAAGCATCTTTCTTTACTTTTACAGTTCTAGCACTCCATACGTGCCTACAGTAAGGTACTCTGTTACCGTTTCTATTCCACCATCCACCGCGATGTTTAAATGTGCTTTGCCCAAAGTCGTTAACCATTCCTAGTAACTCCTCTCTAGTGTAGCTTTTACCTAGTCTTAGCATTCCTCTACAATAGTCTCTAGTGCCTGCAATTATAGGAGAGCCAGACAAGTCAGCTCTTAAAGCATATTTGTAAACTGTTATAATCTCAGAAACCTCTTGCTCGCCTTCCTCAGTTACATTAATTTTAGTTTTCTTTAGGTCTAGTAAACCGTTCTTAACAAGTCTATCTATTCTTTCTTGAACTTCGCTAGGTGTTTCTCCTACTTGCTGCGCTATCTCCTCTACCGTTGTTTTAGGGTTAGCCTTTATTATGTCTATTACTTGGCTGTCTATACTTCCTATATCCGCAAAGTCAAAAGGGTTATAGTCTAACTCCTTTTCGCTTATTACTTCCAGCTCGTCATCGTGGTAACCTAGTTTACTAAGCTCAGTCCAAAAAAGCTCCTCATCTTCGCTAAATGCTTGCTCTGTTTTCTTTTGTAAAGGCTTTTCTAAAGGCTTATATCCTGCAAGTTCTCGTATTTCGTCAGTAGTTAATACAGATACTAAAGTACTTTCTGAAATTTGTACTTTAATTGGTGCAATCTTTTCTATCTTTAGACCGCTAGGCATACCTAACAAAACCACAAAGTCATTAAACAGCTTTTCGTACATTCTTTGGTTAGGCTCAATGTAACTGCTATTCATTGCCTCTATTGCTACCCTAAGCTCGTCTGCGTTATTGCTAAAGCCTGTGTCTATTGTTTTAATAAATACAGAAGCATCTACTCCATGAGCTGTAAATATCTCGTCTTGTATCTGTTGGTTTAAGTTAATAAACTTATCGTCCTGACCGTTTGGATTAGTAGATATTATCTCTACTCCTTTCTCCTTTCCATCGTCAAAAATAATAACTGGCTCGCCTGCGTTGTTGCTACCATGATGCTTATTTTTAATCTGCTTCTTTATGTATGCTTGAGCTTCTTGAGTAGGTTGTCCATTGTGAAAGTTCCAGATAGTGCCACCACTATAACCATGCTTTGTATTGTTTAACACATAGTTAGCTACTTCATAATCTGCTGCGATATACGGCACTCCTGCCACGTAATTTGGCAAGGGGTATTCTTTTAGATTTGGTCTATAAGACTTATAATAACAAATGTATCTTTCGCCTCTGACAGCAGAGCCATCGAAAGGGAATGAGGTTAAGGTTTCAAAATCTTCGTTATTAGTTGGCTTCTTTGCTGCCCAGTCGCTAGTATAAAAGTATGTGTCCTCCTCTACGCCTACTCTAATATCTCCAAAATCAATATGATTAATGATAAGACCTTTGCCATCTTTAGTAACAATAACTTCTAAAGCATAACCACCAAAAAGCTCGTTATCTTTTACTATCTTTTTAGTAAGCTCAAATAAAGAGTCATTACCTACGTGATTAATAAAGTTCTCTAGTTTTACTTTGTCCTCAAGCGTTCTTACTGTTTCATCTACTCTCCAACCTCTACCACTTATGTAGTTAGTCTTACCGTTAATAATACTATTGTGCTTACCTGAGGTATTGTATAACTCAACTAAGTAGTCAGGGTATAAATTCTTGTAAGGCGCTTCAGTTCCATAAACAATATAGTCCTTTCCCCTTTCCTCTTTAAATACTGGAGGCTTGTTAGCTTCAAAATTAAAGATTAAAATATTTTCTTTGTTCATCATGTTACTTGATGCGTTTTATAGGTTATGTCTATGTCGTGTTGGTTGTAAGTGGTACTTGCACGTTCTAAGTCCATTAGTCCACTTTCTACTAAGCCAGTTGCTAAGGTAGGGTCTAAGTTAGTTGAGCTGCTTTGCTCGTAAACAAAATATTCGTATTGCCCTCCTGCTCCTAGTATAAGCTCTCCTAGTAGTGGGTTATCTGTTCCCTCTGTAAATACAAACTCATTGTACCTATCTTTATATAAGCTAGTATCTGCCATTATACAATAATAACTAACTTTCTCAGTTACATTTCTAAATTGAAATAGGTAGACTGGAGAAGATAATGTACTCTTTTCCTTTAGTGTTAAAGTTAGATTGCTTGTAGTATTTTCGTTTATCAAAATCGGCATTATTCAGAATCGCTTTTGTCTTTCTTTTCCTTCTTTTTCTTTTCCACTTTGAAAACATCTAAACCTAGTTTTTTGTATTTAGCAAACTGTTTTGAATCGTTTACTATGGTAACGTGTCCGACTACTTTATGATAGACAGAACCGCCTCTTTTATATTCATCTTTTAACTCCATATTATCTATTGTAAAAAAAATTAATAGTTGTATAAAATAAATGCCTTTAATAAAAATTATTTAATAAACCTAATTTTTAACTAATTATTTTTAGCCCTACAGCCCAATAAAAATGGGCTTTTAACGAACTATTTTTTTTAATAGTAGCATACTAGCGAAAGGAGAAAGTGCCTTAGAACGCTTTAAAATGGCTCTAAGCAATTATTGAGAAAACCTAATTTTTTTGTAAGTATTTTATTTTTAAGCATAAAAAAAAGGGTAACAAATTAATGCTACCCTCCTTTAATTAGTTGTTTAAAACTATGCGATTGTTAAACCTGCGATTACTGTAGAATCTACTTCTAGCATTCTCTTAGCCTCTTTTGCTGTGATGCTGTAAGTGTATCCGTTGTGGTCGCCAAATGCTGCTCCAGTTACTGCCGTTCCTGTCAATTTATCTGCTGCGTAGTAAGCTCCAACAGTCCAGTATTTCTCATTCATATCTTTTACGATAACGAATAACTGAGCTTGGTCTAAAAGAGTTAGCTCCTCGTTTTCTGATGCTGTTAAATTCTTAGTGTTAAAGTCTAATACAGAATCGTAGAAATTAGTTCCATTCTCTAAAGAACCTGTGTGAGTTTCGATTAAAGAACCGTTCTCCTTTTCTAAAGAGTATCTGTAAAAGTTAGTAGCTCCTGCTTGAGTCAATGCTGTAATTACTCCTGATGCTACTGTGTCTATTGTTATATCTCCAAAGTTAGCAATCAATACCTCAGAGATTCCACCTGTGGAGTTTCTGCAGTCTATTGCTCTACCTTGCGTTAATGCACATGCCATATCTTATATTTTTTTTAGTGTTTATAAAAAAAGGGGTAAGGCTTTTTACCCACCCCTCTTTAATTAATTGTTAAAGTCCTATTAAGGAATTAATGTGAATTGTACACATTCGTCTGGAAATCGTACCTGTACTCCTCTCTTAAACGTAACATCGAAGAAAATGCTCTTCTCAGAAACTGGGTCTAATCTTACAGACATTGCATCTTCGTCAGCATCTCCGTCCATTCCAATTACAATGTTAGAGTTTCTAGTTAAAATCATTCTCTCAGTTCCTGCTGCTCCCGGAAGACCTACAGTAGAACGTAAAGCTACGTTTGTTCCGTACAATCTTACTTGCTCGCCATCTCCAGAGTAGTGGAATAAGTTAGCGTTTTTCAATGCTACAACATATTTCTTGTAAACTGATGTAGGAACCCAAAGAGATAAATCGTCAGCATCGCTAATGTTATCAGGCGTTGCAGACCATATAGAATCAAGTATGTCGAGTACGTTACCAGTTGTTATGCCAGTTGCTACTGTTACCGCTCCTGTGTTACCATCTATTGCTGTTCCTGCTCCGTCAACGATTTTTAGGAGACCGTCATAATATTTTAGCTGATTATTTGCACTAAGAATATCTCCCTGAAAGTCGGCTACGGTTAAAGCATTTTGTAAAGCGTTCATTTTCTTTTCCATGTAAACTGCTTCAATCTCTGCAGGCATTTCTTCTTCTCCTGCTGCTCCTTTTCTTACTAGAACTTGTGCCCAGTATCCGTTTAAATCTTTAATACATAAATCTTCTGAAACTGCGATTGCTCCCACATTTATTGTACGCTGAGAAAATACTGTATCTCCGCTCCCAGTTCTAGTGCAAGAGTCAGATTGAAAAACTACGTCTGTAGATAAAAACTGCAAGTTTGAGCTACCTTTAATACCTGTTTGAATGTCTGCTACTTCTGCTAGTCCTCCAGTCGCTTGCATCTGTGCAATCAATGGAAAGTCTTGGTCTTCTATGTATGCGCTTAACGCGCTTAAATCAAATGCCATAATTATTCTTTTTTAATGTTTATTTATTTTGTAAAAATTGATTTCTTTTTAGGAGAAATTACTCCGCTTCTTTTTTTCTTAATAGGTGCTACGCTAGATTCGTTTGCTAACTCCTCTACTGCTGTAAACATAGCTTTCTCTTTTGTGTCTGCTTCTGCTTTGTATTTAGCAAATTCTGCTTTTACAGTTTCTAACTCCTCAGAGATTTTAGCGATTTGCTCATTAAATACAGTTTCAGTAGATTCAATAATTTTACGAATCTTAGCCTCTGTTACTGTTTCCGCTTTTGGCTCAAGAGTTGCTTCTGTTTCCATTGCTTCCTCTTCCTCTGCTTCTACTTCTTTGATGTCGGTAATAGCACCTTCCATTACTGTTACTACTGTGCCATCAGCTAGTGGATATTCACCGTTTGGCATTGGAGCAACTTCTCCCTCTACCTCTACAGTTACCATTGCACCAACTTCTAAAGCAGGGTCGATGTTTACCATTGTACCATCTGCTAACTCAGCATCCATTAACTTAACTTCGGTTACTTCTGGAGTAGCTTCTGCCTCTACTTCCTTAACTTCTTCGCCAAAAATTAAGCTCTTTACTTTGTCTAAAGTTTCTTTACTCATATTGTCTATTGTTTTATTATTTGTTACTTGTACATTGTCATCTATACTTTTTTCAAAACCTAGTATTATTTCCCTTAGTTTATTAATCAAATCTTCGTCCATTGTTACTGGCTCAAGTTGTTTAAACATACCTTCTACGCTAAAGCCTGTAAACTCTCCGTTCTTTACTTGCTCCCATATTTCATCGTTATCAACTTTAGCAGAACCCCACAGACTACCATTAGGCACTTTCTCAAATTCCTTAGGAGCTACCTTTCCCCTTTCATTGTCTATTATAAGGTTGTCTAACATATAAACCCCTTCCGCTATTTGTCTAGGGTCATGCATTAAATTAAAGTTGTTGTTTAAGCCTAGTCTACTCTGCTTTTCTCTTATCTGTTCTATAGTCTTAGCTGAGAACTTTACAAAGAACTTTTCGCCATTCTCTCCTATTCTTGGAATAAGTAAATCGGCTACCATAAAGTAGCCTTCTATAATTCTTTTCTCCTCGTCTTTAATGTTAAACTTATACTCCGACTGTTTGCTAAATGCCATCCAATTACTTTCTATTGCAGGTTGGTCTACTAGTGCGATGGCTGTCACTCCAGACTCATCGTCTGTGTCAATTACTAATTCAAATACTTCTATTTTTTCCATTGTGTTATATTTTAAAAAGTTGCGCTTTCTTCTATTACGCTTACATTGTTTTGTGTTTCTGTTATGTCTGTTTCAGTAACGAATACTTGTTGCCCTCCTAGTATTGTACTAGTGTTAGTTACTGGAGTTATTGCTGCTCCTCCTCCTGCTGCGCCTGCTCCTCCTGCACTTGGTGCGGATGCTGATTCAGAAGCTACAGGACTACCACCACCTTGATAAGATGTAGCTTTAATTGCTGCTATTTGTGCTATAGTTGTAACTGCTGCTGCTGCCATTGCTATAGCTGTAGCTATTCCAAAATCTGCTTTAGGTGTTTGTGCTAGTATAGACATTTGAGCTTGTGCGCCATTTACTAAAGCCATTGCTATGTTAAGTTTCTTTTCACGTTCAAAACTTGCTTTCCTTAGTTGCTCTTTTTTCTTTTCGTTATTGCCTGCATTCTTTAAGTCTGTAGCAAGTGCTGCACTATTTAAAGAGCCTATAGCTCCGATTATTTGAGAGGCACTTTCTAGCCTTTCTTGAGTAGCTGCTAGTCTTGCCTGTCTTTCAGCTTCTATTCTATCTAATTCTTTTTGATGCGCTTCAGCTTCTTTATCTATTATTAACTGTAGAAAACTTAAAGTATTAGAGGTCTTTTGTTCCTCCTCTATATACATTTCCTCGTTAAACTCTTTTGTTTCTACTAGCTCAATATCTCGCCTTGCTTTCCTTTCTTCAAATGCTTTTTTATCTGCTTCTGCTGCGTCTTTATCTCTTTGCTCTCTACCTGCTTTTTTAATTTCAATTAATGATATTTCAAGGTCTTGCTCTGCTTGTAATTGGTCGGCTTTTAGCTTTTCTTCTGCTTTAAAAGATTCCTCTAAAGCCTTCATGTTTTCAGATAATTCAGTTCCGAATACTTTACCTTGCTGAAGCCTTAACATTATCTCTTGGCGCAAGTCCTCCCTTCTTTGTGCTTGTAACTCTCTTTCTTTTTTAGCTGCCTCTATTAATACTCTAAGTTTCTCTAATTCTAATTCAGTCGTTTCTTCTCCATTGGCTTTTCGCTTTCTGATTTCAAAGTCCATGTCTGCGACAATGCTATCCGTTAACTTTGTATGTGCCTCAATTAGTTTCTCGGTTGCCTCTGTTCTTTTCTCTGCGCTCTCTAGAGCTGCCCTTGCTTTTTCTTCCTCTGCTTTTCTAGTTGCTATTGCAGAATCTGACTCCATTATTCCTAGCCATTGTAAGGCATCTACTACAGCATCTATTGCATATTGAAAAGGCTCTAAAGCAGTTTTAATCAATCCCCAAATAGCATCCTTAAAATAAACTATTGCAGTTACCGCTAACCCTAGAGCAGTAACTATTAAGCCAATAGGATTAGCTTTCATTGTAATGTTTAATGCCTTGTTAGCTGCATTAAGTAACCAAGTTCCTGCTGCTGCTGCTTTCTCTGCAATAGTCTTAGCAATTATGGCGACCTTTCCTTGTTTTAGTAGGTTATTGTAAAGTTTGTTTGCAGAGCTTAACCCTTCTATCGCTCCTTTGAACCCCATAGAGATAGCCATAGCCTTTTCAATAGATGCGCCTATTTGCTCAATAGTTTCATTCTCGCCACCCATTAAAACTAGAGATGCTGTTATATCTCCGA